TATTTCCTGTATATCCATAGTTCAATATAGAAAAACTAGTGTCCGTATTGTCATATCCCGACTCCCCAATCAACTCTACTTGAAATAAATTATTATTGTTATAACTTATGGATAGTTCCACAAATTGAGATGGTGTAAGATTATGTTTACCACCACATCTGAAAGTAATATAATTTTTTCCGTTTGCAACTGTATTAATAATTGTGAATGGTATACCATCCGAGGCAATAAAATTAACGGGGTTACCACTTATTTGAGTGTTAATGTAACTCATACTTTGGGAAGTCGTAGAAGAATAAACGTAACTTATATAACTCATCCAGTTGTAAGTTGCCGAACTCTGTGGTTGGTAATCAAATTGTGGATTTTCAATATCATTTCTTAAAAAACTGAACTCATGATATTGTGGAAAACCATTCCATTTTAATCCAAATGTATCAACAACTCTTCGTCCTTTATTATCAAATAACACATCATTTTTTTGTAAGACTGACAGTTGATTTGTAAGATACATGAAGTTTTTAAAGTTGTCATAATTTGTGTTACCAGATAAGGTATTATAAAAAAGCTCCGTTATTTTACCACCGATTCTATATACGTTGGATTCATTTCTTTCTATAACTGATTGCTCATAAGAATTTACATCCCTTGACCTTTCTGATTCCACAAATTCTTTCCTATCCCCATTAAGTTCAACAGGTATAGATAATAACCTATCCGTAGACAATTTATATTCTAGTCTAGGTAATACTATTAACTTATCATTATACGCCTTACTCATTATACTTCTATTGCGTATTCTGTTATAAATTTATCCAATGCGGTTTTACCAACTTTCAGACCAAAATAAAAATGGTTAGGTGCTCCAACTAAAAACTGAGAATTGTCGATTGTACTAGCTGAAATAAAACCGTCAAACGTATACCCTGTTGGGTTCTTGTTACTATCATAAACGATTTTTGATGAGTAAATATATCCAGGTCTTTGAGTTGATGGTAATAATATTGGACTTGGATAATAAGTTGAGTCGTTTAGTCTATCTATTGACTGGTAATCAGAGCTATAGAAGAAGTTACCTGAACCTACATTTACTGTAGGGTTTGTATACCAATCATTTAATTCTGAACCAAACAATATTCCAACACCATTAATTGTTGCCTTTGTATCTCTTTGCCATTTATACATTGGAACTGTTTGAGATTTTTGACCGAATGTATTGTAAGCAAATTTCTTTGCAGTATCGATATAGGTTGTTCTACCAGGTGATACAAAATCTCTTGTTGCGGTATCAGAACTAAAGAATACACCAACTAAAGGATTTTCGGTTTTACCAAAAAATAAATTACTGTCTTTGTAAGTCTCAGGACTAAAAGGAACAACACCCAATTCAGAATTTATACTAACCAACTGCGCAAAATCACCATCTATTTTTTTCTCATTTCTACTAAAAAATTGCGATATACCCGCATTACCTAAAGAGAAAAGTTGACCCCAAAACTTAGAGTTGGTTAATCTACTAATTATAAATAATTGAAACAGGTCGTCGGGTTGGTTAAATGTTGTAGGACTCAATTTATTAATATAATATCCATCATATCTTGGACTTGGACATATATTTTTTATGATATTATCTTTCGGCCCTAAATCCATAACAGTAACAGGATTACCCAAGAAATAGTTGTTACCTTTTTGAGACCTAAGTTTATTAGCCTTCATACCAATAAACCCATTATTATATGGGGATGAACGATAGAAGAAACTATTATTTTCTATTCTAAAAACCAACTTCTTTTTACAGTAATTATATTCGGGGTCAGATACATTTAATCCTCCTCTGTATATTTTATCATTTTGAAAACCAGGTAAGTAGAGGCCCCCATTTATCCACTGATTAGTAAATATCATTCCGAAAACGTTCCTACAAATAGCAAGATTTAACATGAATCTTGATTTCCATTCGGCAATTTGTTTCATGTCTTCAACAATTGCAAACATCTTGTCCGATACCACATAACATCCGTTTTCTATTTTAGGATAGTTTGTGTTACCATCAACATAATATACTTCATTATTTTTTGGGTCACTTTTTGGTTTCACAGTTAAAGGTTGACCATCACTTTGTGGTTGATAGGCTTCTAATGGTACAATATTGTCACAAGAAAAACTACCAATTAATTGGGTTGTTCCAGAGCCATAGGCATCTTGAAAATCATCACCCGATGAATTACTAAAGTCTAAATTAGCAGAAATTGATTGAGTTGCTGCAAAATTACCAGTTTCGTTAATTGTGTAAATTGCAAAAGATTTGTTCTGTGCAAAAACATATTGGTCATCAAAAGAATCTGACCTTGGTAATCTATCGCTTCTCATGATGATGTTTTGATTATTTACCATGTTATATGTGTAACCAGTATCATAAACTCTTGATTCCAATTTAAAGAATCCACCCTTAATTTTATCTGTTATTCTTACACCAGGGTATCTCGCCATTAATGATACACCCTCTACATACTCATGGGTATAATACCCGTCAGGGTTATTACTTGTAACCAAAACGTTTGTAGGCCATTTAGCGGTACCAGGTGTTGGTGTTGCAACATAATATCCCGCAAACGTTGTTCCTATTTTTTCATCAGAAACTCCACCTCCATCATCGGTTGAACTAAAACCTGGTCCATAACTACTATATAAAGTTATAGTATTAGATGTGAACGAGCTGAAACCTCTATCCGTACTTGTTGAAGGTGTAAAAAACTTAGACGGATAAAATGGATTAGCAAAGTTGTTGAATGATGTTTGGTTGTATTTTAAAAGTTCCAATCCTTTAAGAATTGGTTGATTAAATTTGTAATTACTTTCAACAATAACAGTACCTTCAGATAAACCAAATGGTAAAGATATATCAATTTTTGTTTTTTGTCTTGTGGAATATGGGTCAACACCTTTCATCAACATTAAAACAACAAGGTTTTTATAATTTGGTATTGTTTCAATTGCGATTTTTTTATCTTGTAAAACTTTAAATTGACTATTACCATCAATATCGTTGTATCCAACATTAACCTCTATCTGACCTTTTATAACTCTTCTATAAAAACCATAATCATTAACACTAGATGTACCAATAATTTTTTCCAAGTCGCCTATTGTTATGGCGGTGATTACTTGTGAATATTCCATATCAACAGGAAAAACATATTCTGTTTTACCTGTGTAGTTATTAGCCAAGTTGAACGTTTTTGTTATATTTTCATTATAGTTGTTTGGGTTGGCATAAACTACTTGAGTACTTATAGATTTTGTGGTTGGTGTTGTACCTGTAACTTTTATTACTGACTTATAGTTTTTGTCACCACTAATATCATTAGACACAAACGATAACATTGTACCTGCGGATAATGTTGTAATTGCCGAAGGGTCTGCCAAAATTACATAGGGTTGGTCTTCATAGAATTGATAATTCTTAGGTGATATTTCATTTTCAGTATAGTTAGGGAATATCTTAATTCTATTAAATCCACCAGCTGCGGTACTAGTAAAATATTTTCCCTTACCATTAAACAAGTTAATTCTTTCAGGAATAGGTATTTGTGAAGTTAACCATGCTCTTGTTGTATTGTCTTCATTAGTATACGACGGTGTTCTTCCTATTGGTTTTCCGTCAGAGTCATCTCTACCCGCAGCCAATTGTCCATATACCTCGTTGAATATTTCTTCATTGTGTTGGTCATACTCACTCATAGTTTGTGGTATATCAGGTGTTCTTTGATAAGTTGCGGGAATGTTTACATCACCTAAAATAGAAACATTCGACTCAGAATATTTACCTCCTTCTCCAACAACTTCGTCACTTGATTTACAATCACATGCAGAGCAATCAGGATATGTGATAAGTGGTAGTCTTATAGGTGGTAATTCATAGTCTAAAATGTTATTAGCAAAATTTTGTAGTCCTCTGATAAAATTACCCAATTTGTCTGCAGAACTTTTGGAGAAAAATCTAACTATCGCCCTGAAAATACTTAAGATTACAACAAATATTTGAATTATAAAATACAGTATATATTTTACAACATACTTCCACAGAATTTGAACTAAATCATATACTAATATTACAACAGGAAGTATTATCGAAAATAAAAAGAAAAATACTGAAAGTATAAAATATAGTAGGTCAAAGTTTCTTACACCGTCGTTGATTGGAAACTTATTAACTTCACTTTGACATGTTCTTTCTAATATCTCTTTTATTGCTAAAAATCTTCCTCTTGTTGTACCATATCTATATTCATCAATTAGTTGTGCAGTTGTATAAACCTTATTATAGTAGAATTCATAGAATGTGTCTTCACAATTAATAGCATCTTCATAGTTTGGATAATCGTCCCAATCCAAGCTAAATGAATATGACCTTTGAAATAAGGAATAATTATAATCAAAGGTATTAAGTTCTAAGTCCACAGCCATCGGAACCTCAACATCAACACCATTTACATTACGAATTTCAGTTTTTTTAATTACTGTTATCTTTATTGATGCACCAGCGGGATATTGAGTTATTGGAACATCAATCCATTTGGAATTGTCTACAACATCATTGATTTCTATTTTAACAGAACTAACTTCACTTAATTTTTTAATTCTATGTGATTGGTTTGGTCCGCTTGATATTATTATCGTTTCTTCTATGTCGTTACTATTGAATGTATATTTCGTGGTTACTGCGGTGCTAAAGTCCGCAGGGTCTATTTGGTTGTTGCCCTGTGTGCTCCATCCATATTCTTTTATATTTGGTAATAAGTAATTAGCCCTTAAAACCGTACCCTTAGGTGCGAATGCTTGAAGATTCAAAATATCCGCCCTAATAAATTGTGTTGGATTTGGCATTGATGCAATGTCCTTTTCAGGGCTATTGTACTTTATTTTGAATCTATATTTACCTTTAGATGGTATGCCGACCTTTGGGTCTAGTGAAACAACTAAATTACCATATTCATCCGTTGTCAAATAATCCATATTCATAGGAACATCAACTAGAAAGGCACCGTTTTCATCTATCACTTTACCCCCTGACGGTAATACATACTGTTCCAATACTGGTCTACCAAATCGGTCTAAATCTATTGTTTGTCTTACGGCTAATATTGTCCCAGGACCTGTAACTAAACCACACAGGTCTCCTTGTTCTGCTTTCGGTTTACAATTAGTTTTCAAATAATCTTCGTCATTGGACGAAAATATCGACCCCATAAATAATGATGTAGGTTCAATGTTTATATTTTGGTCTCTTAAATCAAAGTCAACTCTAGTTATTCCGACATTACACGACTCACTTTCACCCCAAAAAGAACCAATATTGACAGTTTTGACTAAGTTTACAATTTGAGGTAAACTTGACAAATCTTCTGAACTTTTAAAATTATTACCATCAAACTGTTGTCTGTTGGCCCTATTCATTCTTATTAGGTCAGATGGTCTCAAGGAAAAACAACCCATATCTGACAAATCCACATCAACCACAATTTGTTGGTCTCCTGTTGGAACACCAACTATCATGTAATCACCTGATTCATTAGTTTTTACGGTATATTTATAATATTTTTCATAGATTTCTAAAACTTCAGTTCTTGAAAGTATATCTTCTTTTGTTGGAAAAGTACCTGTAGCCACATGCCCTTCATATGACGGTTCATATGGTAGTAGATTATATCTATAACCATCCTCATTAATATCTGTGGGTGAAGTATATGGGTATAAAGTGGATATGACAGGATTAATTTGGTCAGTATTATCAATCGGTACAAAGACTGAAACCCTAGCATTTGGTATACCAAAACCACCATTAGCAACTACCCTACCAACTAAAACACCATAGTCAGCACAAAATCTTCTGTAAACATCGGATTGTGTAAGTTTTAAAGATAATATTTCCAAGAAGTCAAAATCTTGGTCAATATTTACTCTAATTGTTTGGTCAGCGGTAGGTGCCGAATTTATTGAAGTTCTTAATCTATAAGATTTACTCATATCTACTTTTTGATAAATAGTTTAATATCTATTTTCAATAGTAGGTTAATATAAGACCATGTGAATATTATTGTTTTACTCTCACACCTACATCTGTATTATCATATCTTATTTGATAAAATTCGGTAGGTTGTGCAAAAACAGTATCATCAATTAACTTTATTTCTTTTGTGGTTTGGTCTGAATACTGTTGTGCGGTTTGTGAGCTCGAGTATTTACCACCAACCATGTTAAATACTTTAATGTCCGACACTGAAACCACACCTCTTAGTTCTTGTACTATTCTTCTAATTTCAGAAACAATAACATTTTGACCCATTTCTCTATTGAGTGGTGTCATATATGATGAGACAGTATCGATGATGTCCGCAATAACCGCACTTTGATTTGTGGATTTTTCCAACGTTACACTAATTTCAAATCTTAAATCTATTACTTTACCAACTTGTACGGTCAAACTATCGTTTGTCATTCTAAAGTCATCCAAATAAGTCCTTATATTATCCTTAAGAACTTGAGGTACTTGTTGTGTCATTTTACCTGATGAGTCTTGACTCAAGATGGCAATATAAATTTGGTTGTTAAGTTCTAATACCCCTACTTTAGCTGGTACTCCATATATTCCTGGCATTTTATTAATTAGTGCATAATAGTCTCCGATTGTTACCGCTCTGTTTTGTGCACTAAAATTATATGTAGTTAAGTTTCTTACCTCTTCAATTGATGGAGGATTTGCACCTCCTACCGCCGCACTAACGTTAGTGATTTGTACTGAACTAATAACCGCTGATTGTTCACTTGGGTTGGTTGCTCCGTCGAAAACCATGGTTATGTTACCTACGGTGTTAATTACGTTTACACCCAAATTACTTTCTAAACCACCACCAACACGGTACTGAATAAATAAAGTTGTATTTGGTGTTGGTATCAAACCTAAGTTCACATTGTTTTGATAATCGTTCAATCTTGGTAAAACACCTGTCTGAGCAAACAATGCTAATTGGTCGTCAGCCGTAGAATTTGCCCCACCAAAAGTTACTTTCATAAAATTTTCAGGGGTAAATTCAGTTATAAATCTATTGTTTGTATCGATGTATATACCAGGTGTAATCCCTTGGCTCGCGGTTTTACCAGCGTATGGTATAAAAACTCTCGATTCCGCTAAAGCAGGTACTTCATACCATCTACCGTTTGGAGAAATAAAATCTGAGTATGGTGGAATGTTTTCGTAGTTGATTCCATCTTTTTGAATTATTGATGTTACATTTAACACGTTTCTCTCAGGTAAGAATAGATTAAAGAAGGGAACTGCATCTGCTGATGTAATTACCCTTTTGAATACTTTAGTAATGCCATTAACTAAAAATTCTCTCTTGGTTATGTTATAACTAATGACACGATTGTTACCATCCAACACGGGTATAACTTTTTGGTTTGGTTGTCCTGATGAGTTAAATTGGCTTGAAAATACGATGTCTGTCAAATTTTCAAAGGTTTGGCCTGCCCCAATAAATTGTGAACCCGCCTTGATTGTCCCCATATAATTTACATTTGGTCTATCACCACTAACAGGTACGTTAATTGTTATGTCACAAACAGCAACTGATGGTCTGTTTCCTGGTATTTTAAGGCCATATGTACGAGCTATATTATAAAGTGAGCTTCTTTGTTGTGCAAATTCCAAGACTGTTTCTTGGATACTTCTATCTATGTGATAGTGTAAATTATCAGTTACCGCAGCATTTAAATCCAAAAATACTGAAAATATTGATGCGTCGTTAAAATTGTTTATCAAGTCAGGATAGTACTTTCTTGTATAGTCAATTAGTTCTTGTCTAATAGCCGCAAAGTCTCTTACGGTATAGGATATTCTTCTTTCTGCCATTTTTTATATATTAATAATTATAAAGTCTCTTGATTGAAAAGTATTATCTGTTATTGTATAATCAATTCTAACTTTCGCAGTATATTCACTCGTACCTCTACCAGCAACTCTGTAAACGCCAGTTCCTAAATTTTCATAATTTACCGTACCAATCGAGCTGTATTGTTCTTCATACTCTTCATAGGGTAAAACAATTATATCATTTACAACTAAATTTGGTATGTACTTACTGACTGTATCTCTTATATCGTCTTTGATAGCCTCAAAGGTAATTCCGTCAAAAGGTTCGAAAATAAATTCATACAATCTTGTACCAAAATCAGGTAGATAATACCTACTTCCTTTTCTTGTTAATAATAAATGTACTAAACTACTCCTCGTTTCTTGGTCGGGATTTTGGGAAAGTGATAAATAATCACCAGTTAGTGAATCCAAAAAAGGAAAATTCACACCATATGTTACGCCATTAGCCATTTTCAATAAATATAGTTGTGTTCCCTTTTTTGTGAGCAGGATAAAAAGGACAATGTCTACAACCTGACCCGCAGCAATATCCTCGTTTTAAATGAAATTCTTTAGTAAAAACATATTTTCCGTTTTCAATGTAAAAATCAAATGGTTCAACTTTCTTTTCTTCTTTGTTCTGTAATTTTTTCACAAATTTCTAAAAAATAATCTTGATTAAAATGATTTTTCATTAAGTTTATGTCTTTGTGTATCCACTGTAAATTACCAATGATATAACCCTTGTTTGAATCAATTCTATCAATTGATGCAGTTGCATCATAATTATCTTTTTTTGAGTGAGAAAAACTAATATCTAAACCACTTAAAACACATTTAAAATTCTGTTTTACTAAAAGTTCATTAAAGTAATTTATTTCAACATCAAAAACAATATTTCTTTTTTCAGCATTTCTTTTAATTCTACCGTAATATTTTCCACTAATATTTTCAAACCCTTTCCATGTTGGATTTTTATCTTTTTTTCTTGGATTATTACATTCTAAACACCCTTTTGATTTTCCGTTTAAAAGTGTATAACACGAAACGGTATTTATAACCCCACAATTACATTGACATAAAATTTGAGACTCTCTATTTATCACAATGTTATTATTAATTACAGTGTATTTACCAAATTTTTGACCTACTTCAAAAATATTAACATACTTACTAATTCCTTTTTTTCCCATAACTATAAATATATAAAAAGGTGGAGAAAAACAAATTCTCCACCTTTCTAATATTAGTTTATTTATAATTAAACAATTTCACAAGCTCCCCCGCCGCAGGCAACAGAGTCTGATAGTGATGTGTCGTCTTGTAATTCAACAACCTTTGTCAAATCAATATTTGTTAATGATTTAAATAATCTTTCATATTCTTGTTTGGTACAATCTTCAAAAGGACTTTGTACGTAAGTATGGTCAGAATAGGGTAATACAGATAGTCCATTATAGAAATCTCTATTTTCCCACATCCACTCGCCCGCCAATTCCCAATCTTCAGGTTTTAGACTGATTGTTGCAGATACGTTGTGCGTGTTTGAGCCACTTCTGTGACCAGGTCTTACCCACTCTTGTGTAATCTTTTTTACACGTTCCAAAAGTTGGAATGGTGATTCAGTTCTCAAAATTGCTCCTTCAGGTGCTTTTTGTGGTACCGAAATTACTGCGGTATCGTGTGGTCTGAAATATTCATCTTCTATCAACTCAGGGTGATATATCGCCAAGTATTGATAAATTGATTCATTTTTACCAACACGAACACGACGAATATAGTAGTCATTGTGCCAAGCGTGAATACCTGATGATGTTCCCAAAGTCAATGATGTTGTACCAGCTGGTTTAACAGTTGTTGTTCTTGCTGATTTGTTAATACCAATAAGTTCTGCAACTCTTGCATTTTCTTCTTTTACAAGTTTAGCAGCTTCTTTCATATCATAACCCAAAACAACACCTGAACCGATACCTGTCATTGATACACCAATCAACGCTTCTTTTTCAGTTGTACGTTTCCAAATATCTCTTAGGTAATGGAAATCAGTATACCCTGCTTGAAGTGTTCCGATAAAAGCCGCTGCTTTAACACGGTTGTTCAAATCTTCTTGTGATTCAATGTCAGAAACATTTACTTCACACAAATTACAGAATTGGTTTGGTCTCAAAGCGATTTCACAGCAAGGATTAGTTCCCCAATCTTTATCGTTTGTAAAATAGATACCAGGTTCACCAGCTCCTGAAGCTTCAACTCTTTTCCACAAATCCAAGAAAAATTCTTTTGTGATTTTGTGTCTCAATAAAGTTGCTGAGTTATTAGCTCTACCTCTTTGTGGGTTTTGTTCCCACCATGCACCTGACTTACAAGCAATCATTTCATTGTCGTCAGCTGAAAATAATGAAATCAAAGCCGCTCTACGAATACCACCCGCAAGAACTGCGTCAGCGATATGACAAACCATATCATGAACTTCAATTGGTGTTAATTTTTCACCATCTTCTTTTGCGTCTAACATTCCCTTCAACTTGTGAAGACAATCTTTTAATGGTTGAGGACCTGGTGCTTTACCACCTGATGTTACAAGTCTAGCACCTTTTGGTCTGATGTCTGAAAAATCAAATTCAGGTGTTGAAAGGTTTTCACCAAAATAAGATTTCATTAATACTTTAATTGCGTCAGCCCATCCTTCAATCGAGTCACCAATCAAAAATCTTCTTGTTCTGTTTGCGTTTGGTTTTCTAATTTCAGGTAGTTTATCAACGTGGTGTTTTTGTACTGAATAACCAACACCAGTTCCACCTAACAACAAGAACATGGTTTCTGAAAATGCGTCCAAGTGGTCGATAGGTAAATAAGCACAGTTATAAATTCTGTTTGGTGATATTTCAATTGGTTTACCACCAAACTGCATTGACCTCATAGAAGGTAATACTTTTTTATCATAAACATATTTATATACCTGTAAAATTTCACCACCTAATTGTGGGTACTTTTTGATATGCATGTTCATGTTTCTTGTTACAAGTTCTTCCCAAGTCTCACGTCTATTGAGCTCAGGAACAAATTTTGCGTACTTCATGTAGACAGTTAAGTCTGACAGAATCTTTTGCGATGCGTCCATATAATTTTTTTAATCTCCTTAAATTTAATTTATTGTTTGTTGTTGTTGTTTTCTTTTTGCCAATAATTCATTGACTCTATTTCTATTTCTCTCTTCTTTTTGTTCTTCAAGACCCAAGAATGTTACTGAACTTTCAGTATCAATTTCCATGAGTTCGTTATCAAATTTACAATTTTCAAACACGATACCATCACGACCAATTCTTGATTTGGTAATAGCTATTGTTGCGAGTTTCATTTCTTTTTGTTGGAGACTCTTTGCAACTGAAATAATAACGTGTCCTACTTGTGCCTTTTTGATTGACCCACCCATTTGGTCTGTGGTAACAACATCGGAAGAAATAGAACTTCTGTTTCCTTGTGTTGCGGTCCAACCAGCAACATCAAGTTCATGACACAGTGCCTCGAAAGCTCTCATTACAGAACCTTCACTCTTCCACTCGTCACCTAAATTTTTATCAGGGACAATACAATCAATGTAATCCAAAACTATCAAATCAATTTTATTACCTTCAGCAATCATTTTTCTGACTTGGTTTTTGATTTGAGACATAGTTAGAGTGTCTGATGGGTATTTTTTCAAAATTAATCTATTTTTCGTAGATTCCCTAATTTCTCTAACTTTTTCCATAACTTCTTCTTTGTAGAAAGAAAGTTCGTCAGGTGCAATACCTGTCCACATGGTAAAGTGTTTTCTTTGGATAATTTTTGGGTTGTCTTCAAAAAATATTTGAAGTACGTTGTAACCCAAATTAAATGCATGGTTTGAAATTTTTGATAATACTGTGGTTTTACCTACACCTGTTGGAGCTAATATTACTCCTAATTCTCCCTTTGCCAATCCTCCTTTTAATAGGTTATCAATACCTGGGATTCCAATAGGAATTGGGTGTCTGTAATCATCGTCAAGTACTTCATCTAAATTAGTAAATACATCTTGTTCACCCTCTTCTATCTCACCTACTTGAAGAGCTTTGTTAACCATTTCTTCCAATTGGTCATAACTTTCGAAATCACCTTTGTCGATGATTTTTTGGGCCTTACTCATTACTTTCTGTAGCTCTTGTTGCTTACAGAACTTCAACGCCTTTTCAATTACGAATTGATGACCTTCTAAGTTGGATTCTTTAATTTGTGATAATGTATCTACTACGATTCTTCTTGCCGCCTCTGATGCAATTTCGGAACGAGTCAATTGGTCTAATGTGTCAAATGAGGGAACACTTTCATACTTCTTATAATACTCCTTAATCATCTGAACAATGATTTTAAAATACTGATTATCGAAATACTTTGAATCTAAAACGTCGATAATAGAGCGAGCAAAATCCTTGTTAATAATAAGTTGATTGATAAGTTGTATTTGAAAAGTGTTTCCTAAATAACCGAAATTTTTGTCGTTCCCCATAACCTTTTTTTAAGACCTGTTTTGATAAATACTATCAAGCGAGTTGATAGTTCATATAAGTTTTGGAAAAATTTTTAGCTGAAAAAATGTCAGTTAATTCGGCCAATATGTTTTTTATGTCTGGGCGTATATCCACAGTGTATCTAGCCTTTGGCGGGTATGGTTTAGCGTCAAAGCCCCTCTGACAAATTGTCTGTTCTCCGAGCTTAATTGATACGTTAAACCACTCGGGTCCATCTGTTTTAGATGTGTTCATTACTGAAGGGTCATTAATAATCAACTCCTTGTTTTCGTTCATGTAGTCATGTGTTTTAATCCACAATTGGTCTTGAAGAATTTCACAAACCCATGATAGTGCTTCGTTAATCTCTAAACTGTAACGGCACTCTTCGTTAAAGTTTCTAACGTTAAAGAATCTTTGAACAACGATGTTGTCGTTGAGTTTTACCAAAAATTCCACTTTCGTCGCGTCTAATTGTTTTTCTTTCATGTTATCTATTTTTAAATCTACTTTTTTCTTTTCTTGTTAATTTCAATATTGGTTGTAAAAATTCTACCCACACATTATCCTTCTCAGGAAGATACTTAAAAAATCCATCTTCAATCATCATTCTAATCAGATTTTTGTAACCTCTACCTTCAGGGTCCAAATCTTCATTATAATAAAGTTCTACTTCTTGTTTCGCTTCTTCTGTAATTATTGGATTTGACAAACTAACGATTTTTTCTCTAAGTGAAAAATAGTTTTCACCTTCTGTACCTGACTTGGTTTTACCTGACAATAAGTTTTGAATTGGTTTTTGTTTGTCATCGTTTTCTAATATTTCTTTTGACTTGATTAAAATATGACCAATACTTATAACATTATCAACCACCTCGGGAAAATATTTAATAAGTTTCTTTTCTCCAAGACTGTAGATACCCTCAATATTATCAGATTTATCACCTAATAAAATCTTAACTAATTTAACATTTTGAACGGGTACTTCTATGGTACCGATTTTAATCTTGTGCTTGTCTGTAATCCACTCTTTTGCTATTGGTGAGTAGATGTGTACCTTTGGGGTAATTAGTTGTGTTAAATCCTTGTCTGATGATAATATGGTGATTTTTTCGTCACTCACATTACAGTAATGAGCAATGAGGTCATCACACTCATGGTCGTCAATACAAACTTGACGAACAAACATTTCTTCCAAATATTGTTTTACTCGAGACTTTTGAGAATAATAAGATTCTTTCTTTTCCTCATTCATCGTCAACCGACGATTTTCTTTGTATAATGGATAGAGTTTTTTTCTTTGGGATGCATTATTATTACCATCCCAAAATACGATAATTTTATCGTAGTTATATTCTGATAGAAATCGTTGAATTACATTAATGAAGTGGTAAATTCCACCAATATGTTTCCCCTCATGGAAGAAATCTCTAACCCCATGAAATCCAATCTTAAATAAATTGTCTCCGTCAACTACTAATGTTTTTACCACTTCAGTTTATTTTATTCCAACACCCTATCTTCTTTTTCTTCTTTCAAATC